ACAGTTGTCTCTACCTGCGCCCACTGCCTGTCATGGATGGTAGGCTTGCCTGGCTGCGGGTAGTAGAGCTGCGGCTTGATAATCCACCAGTCAGCGTAGGCGTTCTTCTCGGTGACGTTCAGGCCGTACATAACGGCAACGGTACCGTAGAGGCCGCCTGCCTGGTGTACCTGGTACAGCTTGGACTGGAAAGTACCGTTTGCCTTGACGTTAGGTACGATGTCGTGGGTGTAGATAAGATCTGCTACGGTAGAAGCAGCCGAGGTGGTTGAACCTAGTTCTTTGACGCGTCCTGTCTGGATCTGCGAGGTGTTACGGGCAGACCGTTCAATGATAAGGGTAGGTAATGAGCCATCGGTAATTAAGCCGTTGTCGGTGGCTGAATCGGCGCGTTCGCCAGTAAAGAGTTTCTCGTTCTCTTCCCAGCCGTCACGTTTCTTCTGGAAATAAGCGTTTGACTGGACGTACCTGGCATTTAGGTCAGTCCAAAGTTCGTGCGGGTTGTCTTTAGGTAAGTTGCGTTTAGGGGAGGTTTTTGCTGCCACCGTAGGGGTCTCCGTATTGTTTTACGGATTCTCCTGGTGATGCAGGTCAAATCGGGTTAATTATAACACAAGGGGGATGAATTTACTATCTAGCGTCCGTCTGGGTACTTGAAGGCTATCCTGTCAGTCGGCTGTACGGTAATCTGCGAGGCAATACCGTTCATGGGGTGGATTGTTATGGCTATGGCACCACCTGACTTCTTGTTCTTCTCGATGTCCCTGATGACGTTAGCTATGGCACCCAGGGCTGACTCGTTGTCCTTGAACTTGCCTATGGACTTAACGTAGGTAGCATGGGCGGAGCGTTCCCTGCCCTGGTCTTTGGATACGGTGATGAATACCTTGCCAAACGGTATGCCATCCGCTATCTGGTGGTATTCGTCTAAGAAGTTGTCAGCGTTTTCCACTTTAAAATCCTTTCGGTAAAACTACTTCTATGTTCTGGTTAAGGTCAACTGGGTTCTCTGTCTGGTACAGCTGCCATGCGCCAGCACAACTTATCACCTCATCGTCGTGGGTATTAGCATCTGCTTCTGGCTTACCATTCTTGCTAACTATAAAGGTCTGATGTTCATTCAAAGTTTCCTCACTATAAATCGTTAAAAGTTTCCCGTTGTAGGCGGTAAGGTATTCACCAAGAAGCTTGGGCCGTGTGGCTGCATTGGTTTCATACCCTAAAATCTCTGTCTCAATTTGACCATCTTCGGTACCTACTTTTTTCATTGAATATATGCGGTACTTCTTCTGCTTGTTCTGGACCATTAGGTTGTGCATCTCACTAGCCCCACCGTTATTGCGCTCAAGCGCTACTATTGGAGCTACCCCCGTACGATCATATATCCATTCAAGTGCCTGGATTAAGAAAGGGGTCATGCTTGCGGCTACGCCCTGCATCTTAAGTTTAAGAGGGATGTCGATCTGGGACTTGCTCAGGAACTGGACACAGTTATTGTCTTCACCACCTTGGGCGCAGTCACCAAACACTACAAAGAACTCCCCCTTTTGTATTTCCCTAAAGAGCTGAAACATATAGCACCTCTTTTAGTGGGGGTTTAACTAATGATTGGTAATACATCAATGCGTCATCACTGAAGAACTTTGAGCCGCCAGCAATAAACGCCTCATAATCATAAGTTGGGTACTCCCGTAATTCTATTTGGTCTGTTAGCCTGTCTGTTTTCTCCCAGTGCCAGTAACATTGGTTAATGTCAGCTAGGTTTTTCTCAATAAGTGGTTCGTAGTATTCGGGTACTTCCCAGTCTAAGGGTGCTGGCTGCGTGTAGTCTTTGTACAGATACCAGGCAAGGAAGCGCGATTTGAATGAGCCCCTGCCCTTCTTGCCCTTGTAGTACTCGGCTGCGAAATAGTCGGCTTTGCTCCTGCCTGTAGACTCCCTGAATATCTTCCCGTAGTTATCAGGGACTTGCTTTTCTGCTCCTGTCATTAGATCTTTGGCATTCAATATCTGAGTGTTTGGGTAGAAGGCTGGCTCAGTCCAGTGGATGTTCTGTTTAGTACCACCACGGCCAGATACCTTTGCATTAGCTGTCTGTGCGTGATACTGAGCGCCACGATTCTTAGTTTTCAAGTGGCCACCATTGTCTATTTCAAAGAAGTGTTTGCGCAACCGGTCTATTTCGGCACGTTCTTCCATGTCTTCGATTGTCCCACCTTCGTTATTAACCAAATAGGAATTGATGAACAGGTTAAATCTAGCTATATGCGCCTCTGTCTCTTTGTCTTTGTGGGCATAAACGTCAGCATCAATGATAGGGAGTTCACCAAGTTCTGACATTATTGTGTCTGTTGCTAGAATGCCTGTAATAACTGAACTTATACCAAACTGCCTACCCTTTAAGTCGTTTTCTCTGATTCCTTGCAGTTCAGGGCCATATTCTTCAAGCAACCAGTCATACCAGAGGTTCTGCACTTCATTGAATCTGAACGGAACTAGAATACCCTGTTTATTCTTAATGAAGAACGTGTCCTGTATAAAACTGCGGTAATCAATCCTCGGCATCTATATACTTTCGGGGTTTTACTTTATTGCCAAAGTTAAAGTTGTTTACTGTTGTGCCACCTTGTGGCTGCTGATTAAGGCCCATAAAGTTTGCTGCCATCTTAGCTGCACTCAAGCGGATTGAATGGTCAGGTTGGACATCCGCGAACGCATCTTCGTCTTTGCCTATTATTACTACTTTCTCCGCCTTCATGGCATCGGCTACCACGTCTACCACGCTGCTTGGTGTCAGGCCTTTCTCTTCCAAGGCTTGCTGCAAGGCTTCCTGGACGTGGGGTTTCCTCAGTGTTACAGATGCTAGCGCTCCTGCCGTGTTGATGTTCTTAACGTCATACGCTTCGGAGGCGGCCTGTCGCTTGGTCTTGCCTTCGGCTATGCCTTTGACGAGCTTGGCTTCTTTAACTGTCAGCTGCTGGGGCTTCTTCTTGTCCACCATTTTCTGCCTCTGCTATACGGTCATAGTTACCAAATAATACTAAGTTAGCGAAGTGTCCTAACTGCTGCTGGCCTAGGAAGTTCGAGACTTCTTCTTTACTGTCTGATGACTCAACGATATTCATAGCCGCGACTACGTTGGAAGCGTCTTCACCATTCTCTTCCTTGCCACGCTTAACGTTGTCCAAGTCCCTAAGTAGAGCTTTCTGCCAAGTGATCATGACTTTACCTCGATCTTATATTCCATATACCAGCACCAGAAGGAGTTTATGTCGATACCGTAATACCTATTTACGTCTAACGAGTTAGCCAGTCCCGAGTATGGTTCTTCAGAAGCTAGTCTTTCGATAGCCTCAAGACGTCTCTTACGCTCAACCTCCTTATCCTTTGATTGTTTCTCTTTTAGGAACGTAAGAAACTCTACCCAATGCTTCTCAACTATATCCTTGCGAGTTACTAAACTTGATATTCCTTCTTCCATTTCTATTCCTCCATTCCTGAGTTCTTTAATAATTCACCGACTATCTTCTTGTCCTGTTCAAACTCGTCTGCTTCCAGGAAGGCTTTTCTGAACTCTTCCTTCTGCTTCTGGGCCTGGACGATCTTGGTGTACATGATCTGTGCCGTCTTGGTAAGGAACTGCTCTAGTAGGACGAAGTCGTACTGCTGGGAGTAGCCTTCTAGTTCCTTGAGTTCAAGCGTGTACTTGTCTACTACGAGCTTCAGCTTGTTATCCTTGCGGGTAATCTTTATTGGTATTTGTGGTATTTCTGGTTCGGCCATTACATCTCCCTCAAGATTATTGCCAGTTTGGCTTCTTTAAGCTTCTTGTCCATGCCTGACTGGGTTAACATGTCGGCTAGTTCTTGTATAAGCTCCGATTTAGGCATTATCTAACGCCTCCTTTATAGCTGGGATGTTCAATCCCCTTATTACACGGTCACCTATAACGGTAGTAGGGATGTACAGGTCTCCGCACAGTTCCAGTAACTGGGTAGTGTAGGGTTCTTCATCCCTGTTCAATACCTCGTACTCTATTCCTTGGCGGTCGAAGTAGGCTTTTAATGTGATGCAAGGGCCGCAGGTAGGGGATGAGTAGATAGTTATCACTTCAGCCTCTTAATTCTTGACCACAGCAATCTAGGCCAAAGTCTCTTGGGCGCTGGGAATGACAATATATTCATGACTTGTGGCTGTGTACCGACTACACGGTAGCCTTCTGTTTTAACGTAGTTGTGGTCTGGGCTCATTTTGGTCATATTAGAATTACTCATAAGAAACTAGCCCCATTACCCTTAGCTGAAGTATCTTTGGCTTCTTTGGCTTCTATTGCGTCTATGGCGGACTGGGCGTAGTTAAAGGTGTCTACGGCCTCGTCACGTATGTTATACAGCTGGGTTAGTACGTCGAGTTCACTTAATAATCCAGGGTGTTCCCTGGTGCCTTGCTCATACTTGACTGAGTTGTAGTTAACGAATGCCGTATTAAGCCTGGCAAGATGGTCCTCCTGCTCCTCACTCATGGCCTGCGTAGGATGGGGATCGGCTTTAATAGCCTCGTAAGCCTGCCTCAACCTGTCTACCTGGTATGAGTTGAATCCTGGGAACATAGCTGCCAGGGGTTCGTGTTTTGGAGTGTTTGTTTGACTAGAGTGC